CATTGCTTTACGTTCCCACAATGACCGATACCATATATTGTGGACATCACCTCTGTATTTCGATGGATTCTTTGGGAAGAATTTACCTGAGTATGCCATATAAATATATAGTCAACAATCAGAGTCAGATATGGCCAGAACAAGACAAAGAAATCAACTCGAAAAATTGAAAATCAGTGGTTATGATTTTGAACGACTGCAATATCCTGCAGTTGGACTCGGCTCAGACAGAATTCCGAATTATATTATATTTTATATCAATTTACCAAATCCTGCGGGTTATGAAGTGGCGAAAGCCCAACCAACAACAGATAGATTGGATGCATTGACGCGGGGAAAAACTGACGTTTTTTATGGCGATTCTCTCGCCATTGGGGGCGGCGCAACTGCAATTCAAACTTTTGGAAATGTTGTTGGACAAGCAGGGAGAACGGGAAGAGTAAATCTCCCACTGGATGCAGAGCAATTCGGTGAAGCTGTTGTTGGGAAAGCTGTTTCTGCAGGAGTTGGAACTGGAATCGCAGCATTGGCGCAAAACATTAAGAAAAAACCAAAAACGAATAGAATAAAAAGCGCAATTGCACTCTACATGCCAGATACAGTTTTTCAAACATATAGTCACGATTATGATGCTCTTTCAGTTACAGCAGCAACAGGCATGCTTGGTATGGCCCAAAGAGGAGCCAGCAGTGTAGGTTCTTCTTTCTCTACAGCGACAGAGGCAGGAGCTGTTGTTACTGCCGATAGCGTTAGTAATGCAATCAAATCAATCGGGGGGAGCCCAGGTGGAAGAGAGGTTGGTGGATTTGTTGCTGAACAATCTGGTTTGGTTGGTCCAGGATTCACCGACCTTCTTTTGAGGGATTTGGGGAAAGCTCTAAATCCCCAAATTGAAATGGTATACAAAAGAACACAAAATAGATCATTTGTATTTGATTTTAGGATGCAACCAAGATCAAGATCAGAATCTGTATCAATTAAAAATATTATAAAACAGTTCAAAAAGTTTTCTGCGCCGTCTATAGCTGGCGATTCTGATGGAGCATATTTCAATATCCCAGGTCAATTTGATATTGAATTTATGTTTAAGAGTAATGAAAATAAATTTATCGGCAAGATATCGACATGTGTTCTCGAAAATATCGACGTGAACTATTCTTCTGCTGGTCCATTTGCAACATTTGATGACGGCGCTCCAGTTGAAGTTAATCTACAACTAAGATTCACTGAAGTTGACACTCTCACCCGAGAAGTATTTGAAGAATATGATAAGGATAACAATGCCACTGAGGCTTCTTTCTGATGAAATATTTTTCAAATTTTAATTCTATATTGTACTCGTTGGACGATAATGATTTAGAATTTAAACTCATAAAAAATCCACTCACGCGAGTTAAATTCATTAACGATGTATTGAACAATATTCAATTATTTTATGAATATGATTTGTCAGAAACTGATACTCCAGAAGTCATTGCACATAAACTTTATGATGACCCAAATAGATATTGGATTGTGATGATGGCTAACAATTTAATCGATCCATATTACGATCTACCACTCAATGATGTGGTATTTGACGCATATTTAATCGACAAATATGGTAGCATCTCGAATTCTCAAGCAGAAATTCATCACTATGAACGAAGAACAACAATCACAACGAATAGTGATGGAACAATCAATACAAATGAATATGTGAATGAGATTCAAACTTATTCGTTCGATCATTCAAATAATTCGGTGATTGTTAACACGCTACCAACTATTGGATCACCAATAACTGTGAGCACAGAAACTGATATTGAAATAGCAAACGATAATGTCATCATATCAAAAAGTGTAGTCGATTATGCAGTGAGCAATTATGATTATGAATTTAATTTAAATGAAAACAAACGAAACATTAAATTAGTGAGAGCTGAGCTTGTGGATAAAATTGAATCTGAATTTAAAAAATTATTGGCGAAATGAAAACAGATCTTCTTCATAGTGCAGGATATGATATTACAACGCTTTCGTTGCATACTAGCGACGGGAATGTTGTTGATTTGAGCGAACTTGTTTTAGAATTAAACATCTTCGAAGATATATTCTCCCCAACAATGACATGTACTATGAGAATAAATGATGGAAGTGATTTAATATCGAATTTTAAATTCCATGGGAATGAATTTCTAGAATTAGAACTCGATAAACCATCTTTAAATGATCCAATCAAAAAAGTTTTTAGGTTATACAAACTGTCAGATCGATCTTTCGATACAAACTATCAAAATTATACACTTCATTTTTGTAGCGAAGAAATGATTCTATCTCCACAAGTTATGATATCAAAATCATATAGGGGATTGAAAGTTAGTGACATGGTTCAAGATATTCTAAGAACTTATTTAAAAGTGAATCCAAAGAAAATAAACTATGTTCAATTGACCGAAAAGGCATTCGACATAATTATACCTAAAATGAATCCATTCGAAGCTGTGATGTGGCTATCAACTAAAGCGTATTCTACAAATGATAGTTTATTTTTATTTTTTGAAAATAGAGATGGATTCAACTTTACTTCTTATGAAAATTTAATCAAGAAACCCACTTATGCAAAATATGCGAAAGACTTTAAAGTTGACGACGACGTGTTTAAAAATATGGCATCATTTAACTTTCTAAAAATCCTTGAGGATTTTGATGTCATGAAGTCCTCAAGATATGGTGCATTCTCTTCAGCGTTTGTCAATCTAAATTTAATTACTAAAAAGTTTACAAAAACGCCCTTTAATGCCATACAGTTTAAAAATAAAGGCATATTGAATAAAGAAGTTACGATGAATACTTTTAAGAATAGATTGAACAAATCATTCTATAATTCCCACGATAACATGTTGAAGTATTCAATAACAACTGACGCAGATGCGACGCGGAATCCACTTTTACCTGAGGAATGGTTGTCCCAAACTGCATCCAAACTCGGGCAGATTCATCTATTTAAAATGATTGGAACAGTCCCAGGCGATGTTATGCTTAGAGTTGGTCAGGTTATTGAAGTTGATTTGCCAGATATGTCGCCAAAAGATAAAGGCGTTACAAAAAATGAGACAAGAAGTGGGAAATATTTGATATCATCGGTTCATCATAAAATATCAACAAATGAAGAATCATATGTAACAATTTTAGAATTAATATCAGATAGTATTAATGAGCCAATGCCGTCTCCAAAAAATTCATTAGGTAAACTGAAAGAGTTGTCCTCATCATGATACAAAAGAATTATGCAGGACTAGACGGATTTGTTTGGTGGATGGGTGTTGTTGAATCTAGAAAAGATCCATTGGAAATGGGTCGTTGTCAGGTTCGTGTTTTTGGTTGGCACAGCCCAAGCCTTGGCGACATTCCCTCTGAAGATTTACCATGGGCAGTTCCAGTTAATGCGGTCAACGCCCCAACATTTTCGACGCCAAAAGAGGGAGACTTTGTTTTTGGATTTTTCGCTGATGGTAGGAGCGCGCAAGTCCCACTCATTATGGGAAGCGTTCCATCCTTCGTTATTGAAAAAAGTGAAGTAAATGTTGGATTCAACGACTTAAGAACATCTCGAGATCTCAGAACAGCGCCAAAAAAAGTTATATCAAGAAAATATAGCAGAACTGGCGGTGGCGCGACAGTAACCGAAGAACAGCCAGAAAATTATCCGAAACAGAGAGATCTTGGAAATCCAACAGTTACTGGGCTTGCAAGAAATGATCCAAATGAAACCCATGTTGTAACTTCTAGAAAACAAAGAGGTCCGATCGCGATCCCATCAGCTGATGGTGGAAGATACAATACACCGAGACCTTCTTACGCGCCAAGATACCCATACAACCAAGCATTAGAAACTGAATCTGGACATTCATTAGAGTTCGACGACACTCCTGGATCAGAACGTGTTGAAATGGCACATCGTTCAGGAACAATGTTTGAAATACAACCAAATGGTACAAAAGTCGAAGAAGTTGTAAGAGATAATTATTCGGTTGTAATGGGAAGCGATTTCGTTTATGTGATGGGAAAGGCAATTGTGAGCGTTGATAAAGATTGCACAATCAAAGTAACTGGTAACATGAAGCTACAAGTTGGTGGTGATCTTGATATCTCTGCTGCTGGCGATGTTAAGATATCCTCTGGTAAAGATACAAAGATTGCTTCTTCGGATGATGTTAAAATTGATGCCAAAAAGACATCTTCAATAACGGGTAAATCTTCTGCTCGAATTTCTTCTTCTGGGAGCACTTCAGTGAGCGGAAAGAGGTCCACTAGAGTTACTTCTTCTGGGAGAATGGCGATAAGTGGCATTTCAACGTCCATAACATCAGTATCTTCGATCAAAACAAGCCGACTTTCTGTTGCTGGAAAAGTTTCTGCGACTGGCGTATCCTCAACCGCATCTATCTTCTCTATTCCAGCATTTCCAGCTTTAGAAGCTATTGCATCTGGGATTGAACAATTTGCAGCTGCAATTCCAGCAGTCGCTGATTTGACTTCGCAACTAACAAGTTTAACTTCTCTCACAGACATTCAATCGTTAATGAGCACTTTAGACGTTGCGCAGCTTGATGGTATGTTAGAATTGGCAAATGTAGCCGATATCAACAAATTAGTAGGTTCTCTTGGTGGTCCGTTTGGTATTGCTCAACTAGTAGCAGGCGTCAGCCCAATGGGTATGGCCGCACTAATGACAGGGTTGAATCCAACATCAGCGCTGATGATGGCAAATCAGTTAACTTCTTTGAAGGGTGATATAGCTGGCGGCGTGATGTCATCTTTTATGGACAAATTGCCTGTTGGAGACATTAGTAAATTCACAAAAAATCTACCAATCGGTAAAATAAATGAGATGACTTCTCTGATGAACCCAGCTGGGGTTGATAAGTTGTTCGGTGGAATGGCATCAAAACAAATAAAAGATGCGATAACATCAATGGCGCCAACTCAGGTTCGTAATGTATTGTCGTCAATGAATGGGCAGTCATTGAAAAAGACCTTTGCTTCGCTTTCTGGATCAGAATTCCAACAGATACAGAAAAACATCGGATACGATCTATCAAAAACTATTAATCAGAAATTGAAAAGTTCAATTAGCAAATATCCGATAGTAGTATAAATAAAAGAAGAGTTTAAAAGATAAACCATGACCCAACAGGCAAGAATTTATAAAGATTTGGATTTGGCATTTATTCCACATCCAATTAAAAAAGATGTTAACAAAAAAACTGGATATAATGCGATCACGCAATCTGTGCAAAACCTCGTATTGTTGAATCATTATGAAAAACCGTTTCACCCCGAAATAGGGTCAAACATACGCAGAATGCTTTTTGAACCGCTTGATCCTATTTCGGCTAGCTTAATTGCCAGAGAAATAGAAGATGTTATATCAAATTTTGAACCGAGAGTTAGGCTGCAAGATGTTGTTGTTGAAGAAGATATATCTGGTAATGGGTATAATGTAAGTGTAACATTCTTTCTTCTAAATTTAGAAGAACCAGTAGAAGTATCAATGTTCTTAGAGAGATTAAGATAAATGGCAAAACTCTCAGTGTCAGATTTAGATTTCGACGCAATAAAATCAAATCTCAAAGATTACCTTAGAGATCAAAGCGAATTCGATGGATTCGACTTTGAAGGTTCTGCGATCAATATTCTTCTTGATGTTTTAGCATATAACACTCATTATAATTCATTTTATTTGAACATGATAGCAAATGAGATGTTTATGGATACTGCTGCGCTTAGACAGTCAGTTGTATCACATGCAAAACTTCTTGGATACACTCCGAGATCAACAACTGCGTCAATTGCAACGGTGAATGTCGCAATCACAAAAGCTATTTCCGATCCGACGACCATTTTAACACTACCAAGATTTACTCAGTTTTCAAGTCAATCTCTTGACGGACAATCATATGTGTTTGTTTCTATTGATGAACAAACAGTTTCAAATGTCGGAACATCTTTTACATTTACAGACGTTTCTATTAAAGAAGGAACGCCTGCAACATATGCATTTACTGTTAACAATTTATCTAATCCTAAGCAAATATTTGAGCTCCCAGATCCAAATATTGACACATCGACGTTAGAGGTTACGATACAAACATCAGTAACCGAAACAGCTCAAAGAACATATTCTTTAGCTGACGACTCAACAGAAGTCGCAACGACGTCAGAGGTGTATTACTTAGAAGAAGGTGATGCAGGTCGATATAAAATATATTTTGGTGATGGCGTTCTCGGCAAAAAAC